AAAATAGTTCAATGGTCCGGTAGAAGCACAGATATTGAAGAAATTGAGGATAATGATGAATAAAGAAAGAATGCTGCAATTAGCAAATAGAATTGAAAACGCAAGCCCAGAAAATTTTCACATGGGTGCTTGGTTTGGAAGAGTTCTTGAAGAAGACGAAACATATGAACTTCAAGAAGAATTTCCAATCAATGCTGATCAAATTTATGCAGAAGCATCATTGGCTGATACTTTAGACGAAATTTGTGACGCTAATTTAGAAAAATTGAATTGTGGCACAACTGCTTGCCTTGCAGGTTGGGCTGTGCTTGATGCATATTTTTCACAATCAACAGATAAAATTGTTGAGCCTCGCACAAAATGGAATGGTTACTATTATGCAGAAGCACCATTGGCTGATGATTTAGGAGAACTTAATTCAATTATTAACTCTGGCTGGATGAGAAATTGGGCTAAAGATTATCTTGGTTTGGCTGAAGCAGAAGCACAGGATTTATTCTATTGTACAGATCGTTCCGTTTGGGATCGGGTTAAACTTGAGTATGGTTTGAATTTTAATTCAACTTTGAACGCAACTTGGTCAATTCATCCCAAAGTTGTAGCAGATGTATTGAGAAGAATTGTTAACGGAGAAATTGTTTTAAATAGAATACATGAGGCTTCGGACGAGGAATAATGTCAAGCACAGATTCTTATAAGGAAAACATGAAAGATTACCATATCGAAACAGATAAAGATGCGTATCAACACATAGTTAAATCTTTGACTGAGCAAGCCGCAAGGTCAACAGATGAAAATGGCGAATGCAGATACAGAGGTGGAAACAATTCTGTGTTTGAAAATTGTTATAACGAAGCTGAGAAACAATGTGAAAAAGATCATTTTTATTCAGATGAGGAAGAAAAATACGCAGTAATCTCTGATATTTACAGAGATTTGTGCCTTAGCGTTCCTTATAATTTGAAATGTGCAATTGGTCATCTTATTGATTCTACTCACTATACCCAGGAAATAGAAGGAGAAAGTGTTGGTAGTGTTGAAATTATTGAGGTAATTCAGAAATCAAATCCTAATTGGAAAATTAGTAGAAACTCTTTAATGTTTCTTAGGTTAATGCAACTTGTTCACGATACCTATCAGGTTGAAGATTGGCCAATGAAATTTGCTGCACTGCAAGATAGATTTGATGATAATGGTTCATTCGTCGTAGCCCATGATGAAACTTTGAATGAATTAATAGATGAAACTTTAGAAAGGAAAGAGTAACATATATGCCAAAGTTTAGCATAATAGTTACAGCAACTTATTTTGTTATTGGAAAAGATGTAACTGATGCTATAGATCAAGTTTACGAAGCAGCTCTCGGCAATAAGAAATTTTCAGACATTCTTGGTACTGGTGAAGTTGCATCTTTAATTCCCATTAATGGGCATCATAGAACAATTCAAGACGATTAGAAAAGAAAGATTATTAGATATGTCAATGTTTAGCGTAATAGTTCCATTTGAGATTACAAATGTATGTACATGTACTACATTTGATGAAGAAACAGACGAATCTGTTCCTTCAGAAGATTGTTTTGGTTGCTGGGAAGAAGCAATATTTGCTTTTACTGATATTACTTCTCAACTTTTTGACAAAAACGAGACAGGTTTTTGGAAAATCTCTAATTTGCGTTTATGGGATGGAAATCATAGTGGTTTTGTTCATGCACGCAAACCTATTGATTTGATCAGGGGAATGAGTGTCAAAAGCGAGTGGATAATGCGGGGATTTATTGAAGAAGATAGAATCACTTATTCTCTTAGTCATCATGATGCTCCAATGGGAAGCAATAGCACTGTTACTATAGTCACAGAAGAAGAAAGAGAAGAGTACGGGTTGTACTAATTAACTATGTTAATAAATAAAAAAGCAATCACTGTATCAGCAAGCGGTGATATTGAAGAAATAACAAGCACTTGGACTTCACAGGAAATGAATGAAGCAGTAGGTGGATTCTTTGATGTTGTGCGTTTTGGAAATCTCCGATTTGTTGCATATATAAATGATGAGGGTAAATTAATCGATTTGCCAGAAAATAAAATTGCAACAGCTTTGTGGTATGACTCAGGGGAAAAAATTCTTCTTGGGGATTATATTGCCGGTGATGTGGTTTTTATTGGTGATGTTGATGAAGAGGGTTATGATACTTCTGTTCCAAATACTTTGATACAACTTATTTTACAATATAAAGAAAAATTAAAACTGTAAGGAAACAATATGAATCGCTTTGACGATGCTGACGAGGCAACACAAATGCTTTATCTACAAATGGCATATGATGATTTGTACGAGGAAGGTCTTATTCCTCCGAGGTTGCAAATGGAGACGAAGAAATTTGGTATTATTACAAGCCTGTTATGGACGCAGCTGAAAGAATGTATCGTTCTGATAATATCCTTTATGAAGAACCCAAGGAATAATTAAAAATAGAAAGGAAAATCAATGCCGCTAGTTTGGAATGCCGAAAGGGTTAAATATTTTAACGATAACCCCAACGAATTGTTCACAATCTACAATCAAGATACACCCGAAGAATACTCAGATTTAAATGCTATAACTAAATCTTTAGTATTCGGCAGTATGGCTGTTTGTATTGGTAATATTAAGTTTTCTACTGCAGCAGATTTTTATGCTCGTTGGAAGATTTTAGAAAAGTTTGAAAACACTTATCTTTATTACAAAGTGAAAGATTCAGATTTGGTTTATGTGTATTTGACACCTGAAGTTGTTATGCAACATCTTGGTCTTACAACAAACGCTTCCGAGCGTAAAAAGACAGACTGGATAAATTCAATGATCCGTAGTTGGAAAAATATAGAAGACCTAAAGCACTTGACCCCAGCAAATCTTGGAAAATTTCATAAGCAGTTTTCTAATGAATTTGAAGAGTCATTGCTATCAATTAAAAAGAAAGAGGAAATAAATGGCTAGTAAGAAGCCAGCAAAACCCATTGCTGGACAAAATAGGGATAAAGGACCAAAGTTGCTTGGTAAGGCAGCTTTATTTTATGGGTCTAAGGGGGCGAATCCTTTTGTTTGTGCAATGTGTAACAAAAGTTTTATTCGCGGTATCTTTTACGAAGAAAATAATTTGGGATACTGCACTAGGCGCTGTATTCCAAAGGAATCTCTGTGAGAAGTGTTGTTGATTTAAACAAAGAAGAAGTCAAGATTTTATTGTCTGGGTTGCATAATCTTATACTTGACGACCAATTGTTAGATTATTGGTTGTCTAAGAATGATAATGCAAGAAATACAATAGAAGTTTTAATAAATAAATTTGAAGAAACATTTAAGAATTGAGTAAAATATGATGAAAAGTAAAAAGGTAGCGCATCCAGTTGGCCTTAAGTGTACGAATGTGAGATGGCTTTCAGAAGAAGAAGCACTAAACGAAGGCTGGGATGATATTCGTTGGAATAATACAGCAGTATTAGAATTTAGTGATGGTAGCAAAGTTTATGCTTCTTGTGATCCTGAGGGTAATGGTCCAGGCTCTTTGTTTGGAATTACCAAAACGGGAAACGCTATCAGTATTACTCCTCTTGAGGAAGGAATGCTTGCTGATGGAGAAGGGTGATGCTCAAGAAAATTTAAAAACAGAGGCAAGACAACAACTTAAGCTTTTTCAAGCTAGTCTTAAACAACTAGACAGTACCCTGGAGGAATCAATAAATCTTTTGAGCGAAGAAGAGCGCAATCTTTTTAGCGCAAAGATCACACACTTTAGAAATAAATACAATTTTTTATACGAAAAAGCATCAAGACTTGGAGTAATTAATGATTGACAACATTTTTTTAAGTAAACAAAATATTGGGACTATCATTGTCGGTTTGGCTTGTTTTGCAAATGACCAAAAATTGCATGATTTTGCCATAACAAACGGTACATTCCGTGAGGGTGATCTTGATGATTTTATTGATACCTTACAACTTTTTATTTCTGACATAAAGGACGATGATGGTGCAATCTTGGTTAAAAAGATTAACTTTAACGATATTGATACTTGCCATGACAACACTGGTTATCCAATTTTATAAGTTATTTAAAAAAGAAATTAAGATTTACAAGCTTGGTGGCTTGTAAAATAAACCTAATATTTAATACCAATTATCCTAAGTACAATATATCAAATGTGTACACTTGTGTACACGGAAAGAAAACATGATGAACGATCAAGACATCTTTAAAATTGTGAAAGATCACCTCTTGCAGCAGAATGAAAAGTGCCTGAATGATGAATGGGGGTGCGGTTATCGCGGTAGCAAAAATAAAAAGTGTGCCGTAGGTGTTCTTATACACGATAATAATTACAGGGCATTTTTTGAGGGGGAGCCTTATGATAGAGATTACATTGTAGAAGCTATCCAGAAGAGTAATCCTGAGTGGGACATGGGTCCTACTTCTTTTAAAATGCTTGGGGATTTGCAATTCCTTCATGATTCCTATTTTCCAGAGGAATGGGAAAAGTATCTTGCTATGATGGTATTTGACGGTGATGGAAACTATTCAAAAGATAGAAGTTACAGGCTTACGTGATGGATGAGGAAGAAGAAATTCTAGAGAATATTGGTTGGCTTGTTACTTGCCCTGAGTGTAATAAGGATATTCCCTTAGAGGAATATCAATACGGGCATGACTGTGAATAATAGAAAAAAAGAGGAAATTATGAGCGGGAGCGTTACTTTTTATAGTGGCAAAGAGGTCAAATATACGGTGGCCGCTTTAAAATACTATTATAATAAGATCTCTCAGGACATTCCCTATATGGATCAAAATGATGTTACATGGCTGGAAATGGAATTGGATGTAATCCGCCAAGTGATTGACAATTTTGAATACGAATTCCCTTATTTAAAGGAAGACAAGGAATGATAGATAATAAGCAAGATTTATGCTGTGATATATCAGATATGGCAAACCCAATGTGCTGGGGTTGTTATGTTGTTTGGTATGAGCGGGAAAAAGAAAAATGGGATTGGGCTAATGAAGAGTTCTTTAGAGATATAGAGGAAGATCTCCAGGAGTCTTAGGAAGCCCTAAAACAAGAAGCAAATATTTAAAAGATATATGCTTCAAAAGTATTATAAAGAGACGACACGCACGACAATTTGCGTCAATATTTATTAATTACTATGGTGTACCCCCGAATCCATTGTAATTAAGCAAAGAAAGCCTTAGAAGTAAGAGAAATCTTATTTTTAAGGCTTTTTTTTGTGCCAAAAAGCGGTTAATTTTATTCTAAAACTTAATAAAAGTTGATTAAAATAGTCAACTTTTAATTAAAAACAAAAAAATTTTGCCTATTTTCCATTAAGTTTATTCTTATACCTCTTATATAGGTTGAATAGAGGGCTTTTAACCCGATTTTTAATATGAATTTGGGGAAGGCGGCTATATGAAGAGACTATTCCTATGCTCCTAACCCTATCTATATCCAGATCCATGAATTTTATTCTTGTTGAGTAAATTGAGGGGGGGTTTGAGTGACCTATTCACCCAGGCTATTAGGAGGGAATTTACCAAGGGAACTGGTGAGCCATTGGCACCCGCAAATCAATTAGGAAATGCAATTGAAAGGACAACGCAATGACTATGCGATTAGAAAATACTAAACATAATGGAAAGAATAAATTTAATTTAATTGGTGTGTTTAAGAAATGCATTTCTTAAACGACCACCAATTAAAAAAAGAGAATATATAAGGAGGGTCTAACCTTGCCAAGTAAGTATACTCAATTAGTATGAATATAAGGATAAAAGTATTGGCGTTCAAGATGCTTCAGCATCTTGAACGCCAACGATTTTGGACAAAAAAAAACTCCGCCGAAGCGGAGTCAAAAAACTTTCGTTTTTTATGAAGGTTCCTCAGCCTTCGGTGGTCTCAACCATTTCCACGACCATTTCGTGAGCGTCCGTCCACGAAATACTGATGCGGTGTCCCGGGAAGTTCAGTTCCTCAAACAATGACACAATGCGGTTGCGCCACTTTGCTTTTTGGGTCTGGATTTGCTTCTCCGTTGTCTTGGGAGTCACGGTCAAGAGTTCGGGAACACCGAAGCCTTCCCGTGTGCTCACCATTTCCCTCAGGTATTCCGTGAGGGTGGCGTTTGCGTACCGCTTGCGCCCCCGTTGGGAAGTCTTACCTTTCAGGTCGGACAGGTTGATTTTCTTTGGGTTGGTTCCGCTATTGCGGTCACCGGCATTGGTTGCCATGACTCCTACAATAGCACACCGGCACGAAAACGCACTCATTTTCTTATTAGGTCAGCCTAACATCGCTGGTGTTCAATTTAGCTAAAGCTATTGAACACCAGCTTCTCAAGTAAGTTAGGAAAATGTATTCAAGGGAAGAGAGCGTTGCCTTGTACGGATTGGCGTTCAAGATGCTTCAGCATCTTGAACGCCAACGATTTTGGACAAAAAAAAACCTCCCCCGAAGGGGAGGGTAAAAACCTTGCGGTTTTTCAGCGCCTTTCTACGCCTTGTTCCTGAGGGAGACGGTGACCTCGTGCTCCGAGGTCCACCCGACGGTGATCTCGCCCTTGTCCCTGCCGAGCGTGGAGGTCCACACCGACACGATGCGGTTGCGCCACTTGGCACGCTCGCGGTTCTGCGCCTTCACGCCCCGTGGGGTGCCCTTGCGCATGTCGTCGGTGACCTCGTAGGGAGCGTCCAGTCCGAAGCCCTCTCCGTCCTGCACCATCTCCGTGAGGTACTGGACCAACGCCTCGTCCGTGTAGGGCTTGCGTCCCCGTGGGGACACCGTGCCTTTCAGTTCGGAGAGGTTGATCTTCCTCGGCTTGCTGTGGTTGTTGTTGTTGTCCTCCGCCTTAGCGGTCGGCTCCGGCTTGTTTGCCATGCCCTTACAATAGCACACCGTCACAAAAACGCACTCTTTTTTTTATTAGGTGAACCTAACAAAGCTGGTGTTTAACTTCGCTAAAGCTCGTACACACCAGCTTACAGGGAGAAAGTGTATATTAAATATAAGAGTCTGGCCTGTCTGTATGAGTTGGCGTTTAAGTCAGTAAGCCGACCTGCACGCCAGCTGATGAAGTGAGAGAAACCGTATATTCAATTTAATGTGTTGATGTGACTGGATCGTGGGAGTTCCCCCCCTCGCCCGAAGGCGAGGGGGGGGCAGGGGGCGTGTTCAGGACACGCTGTTGTCGTACCACTCCAGCACTTGGACCATCTGCCGGTAGCGCAACTTGGCGGCGTTCCGCTCTCGTTGGTTCTTGCCGATTTCCCGAGTGATCCGGGCGTGGTGCTTCTCCCATAGCAAGGCTGTCCTGGGGTCCTGGATCTCGTATGGGTGTTCAGCGAGCAGGGCTTCCAACGCCACCACCAGGGTCTCCAGTCCGGCGATGAGGTTGGTAAGTGTCCGGATCGCATCGTGCTTCGCCGGTAGCACTAGGTGCCACACTTCGCTTATTGTGGGAGGGTTGCTTGCGCTCACCCATCGCCCGTTGATTTTCACCTTGTTCATGGTGCCTTTCTGTCGGCGGGACCGTCCCGCCGACACACTTACAATAGCACACCGGCACAGAAACGCACTCAAAGAGACCGTTAGGTGCCCCTAACAGGCTGGCGTTTAAGTCAGTGAACTAACTCGCACGCCAGCTGATGAAGGAAGGCTGTATATTAAACATTATAGACAGACTGCCTAGACCGGTCGGGGTTCCCCCCCTCGCCCGAGGGAGAGGGGGGCGAGGGGGGGAGATCTTGGTCCGAGTGTTGGGGCTACTCGTTGCCCCAGTTGCAGTCGTTGTCGCACCACAACCACAACCAACGGTTGCGCTTCTCGTTCAGCCAACGGAAGTAGCAGTGGCGACACGGTTGGTGCGATCCTTTCAGCGCCCTGAATGTCGTTAGGTACCAATACACCCTAGCGAGTACGTTTCTCAGTCTGTTACTCATTGCTTTCCTTTCCGTCGGGGAGTCTCCCCGACATCTTTACAATAGCACACGAGCACAGAAACGCACTCAAAGAGACTGTTAGGCTAACCTAACGGACTGGCGTTTAAGTTTGTAAACTCACCCGCACGCCAGCTGCGTGTAGACAGAGAGATATATATATTAAATAAGTATAGATGTCTGTCTGAACGGATGGGGGTTCCCCCCGCCCGAGGGCGGGGGGAGGATTCAGTTCACCGTGTCGTGAGCACGAAGGTCGCTCCAGAGCGCACGGGCATAGCCTTGCGTCTGCTCTGAAACCTTCTCTCGGTGGAAAGGATCGTGGAGTGTCCCCCTGATGAGGTTAGCCACCCCGGGCCTCACCGAATACAGGGTGTTGAACCAATGCTGTCCGTACCGGATGTTGCCGTCATTGGGGAACGATGACTGGACGAGCCTCTCAAAGTCTTCGTAGGTCATCACTCCCCCTCCAGCAGTTCACGGGCATCCTCGGCTGTTCCGATCTCCAAGTCACCGCCGAGGTATCGTTTCTTCGGGCAACGAGCCTTGTGCGTGGACATCTTCTTGCTCGCACCGATGAATGTCACGGTGTCGTATGTGAATGTCCTGTCGCAGTACGGACAGGTCAATTGTATTGGCATGGTTTCCTTCCTGTCGGAGAGACCGTCCCTCCGACACACTTACAATAGCATAAGACCGTGGAAACGCACTCAATTTCATGTTAGGTTGCCCTAACGAACTGGTGTTTCAGTTTGTAAACCAACTTGCACACCAGCTTACAGGGAGAAAACGTATATTAAATCAACATGGATGTCTGCCTGAACCGGTGGGGGTTCCCCCCTCGCCCGAGGGCGAGGGGGGCGGGGGAGAGTGATGGCTCATTCGGTCAGTTGGGGGAGCGAGACATCTGACGCAGCCCGACTCTCCAGGTGGGAATGCCAGTCCTGACGAGCTCGCTGAACTCGTGCAGCAAGTCCTCGTAGGACCGCATTCCGTTCTTGAGGACGATCTCGGCATTGATGGCGTCCGCGACATCCTCCTTGTCCAGTTGGTCGCTCATCTCGCGGACGAGACCGAGCAGGCGGGACTGCCACTCGTCGAAGTCCTCCTCCGAGAATGGTGTGCCGGTGAAGTAGAGCCTACTGGTGATCACCACCAACACCTCCATGACCGCCGTTGAGTTGTAGCGCTTGCCCATGCTTTCCTTTCCGTCGTGGGGACCGTCCCCCCGACAGACTTACAATAGCACACGAGCACGAAAACGCACTCAAAGAGACCAGTTAGGCATACCTAATACGCTGGCGTTTAAGTCAGTGAACCAACTTGCACGCCAGCTGATAGAGAGAGACTGCGTATTAAATATCACAGACAGTATGTATAGATCGGTGGGGGTTCCCCCCGCCCGAGGGGGTTCGGGCGGGGGGAGATTTTCAGGACCACTTGACCATGACGTTCAGAGTCTGGGCGGTGTCCACGACACTCATCAGAGCATCGTAGAACGGGTCGCTGCTGGCACGGGGCAGGAGAGCGCCGAGGATGTCGGGGTGCATGAACCCAACCCAACTGCCGGGTCCGAGCCCCATTGCCCGGTGAATCCAGTCCCAGCGCCCCATCGTGATGTGGACCTCATGCCACTCCACTCCATGCGGATTGATGTACCACTCGTCCTCGCTGATGTAGAAGTAGTGCTGTCCTGTCTGGCACCATGCCGACTGGTCTGCATACCAGTCTTCGTAGTTGACCTCCACGGAGGCACCGCACTCGCAAGGCACGATCACCTTGTCCCTGCGTTGACGCTGGTAGTCCGGCTCAATGACGACGCCCATGATTTCCTTTCCGTCGGGGTACTTGGGGTTCTCCCGACACTCTTACAATAGCACATCGCCATAGAAACGCACTCAAAGAGACCGTTAGGCATACCTAACAAGGTTGGTGTTTAAGTCAGTGAACCAACTTGCACACCAACCGATGTGAAGTGATCCTTGTGTATACTCAATCTATAAGGAAGCACCGTCAGAACGGCGGGGGTTCCCCCCCTCGCCCGAGGGGGAGGGGGCGAGGGGGGGAGATTGTTGTCAGCAGTTGCAGTTGTCGATGAGCCAACCCTGGCAGTAGAGGTCCCAGTAATCCTTTCGGCTGATCCTTCCGGCTCGGAGGAGTTCCCCGGCGATGCCATGCGACCAGAGAGTGTAGTCGTCCTCGTCGATCAGCATTGCGAGATCGTGGAGGATCTCGTGTGTCCTGCGGATCTCGTTGATGATGTTCCTGCCCACCGCAATGGAGAGCATCGTGGTGCGCTGGTTGTACGGGTCGCCATCGTGGAAGCAGATCTTGGTCATGCAGTCCGTGAGTGCGGAGATGATTTCCCGCCCGTCCCTGAACGCTTGCTTGATCTCGCCCTCATCCATTGCCTCCGCATCGGCGGTCGGCTGGTTCGTGGTCATGGTGTTGTCCTTCCTGCCGAGGGTACTTGTGTTTCTCCCCGACACACTCACAATAGCACACCGGCACAGAAACGCACTCAAAGAGACCCGTTAGGCATACCTAACAGATTGGCGCTTAAGTTTGTAAACAAACGTGCACACCAACCGACGGGGAGAGAGAGACTGCATATTCAATATCTTAGACAGTCTGAATAGAACGGCGGGGGTTCCCCCCCTCGCCCGAGGGGGTTCGGGCGAGGGGGGGAGATTTGGTCACCGGTTCTTGATCTTTGTCTTGAACAGGAGTCCGGTCTTGGGCTGGCGACGCCATGTTCGGTCCAGCGATGCGTTGTGGCATTGGGAGCAGACACGATCTCTCTCGTACTGGTCTGCCATCTCGTGCCGGTAGTCCATGCGGATGTCGCAAGCCATCCACCCGAACAGGGCAAAGACGATCCCGAACAGACCGGACAGGATGAAAGCCCACCAGAAGTCCCAGAAATCGCCCCCCGCTTGCGCGGTGGCGGTGAGGCTCATGATAATGGGCGTCCACAGCAGGATGGCGATGAAGCCTGCTGATAGTGTTGCGAACCGCTCTCGCTGCTCGTCGTTGAATGGGCGTGGCGTAGCCATCGTGTGTGTCCTTTCGGTAGTGCGGAGCGGTTGCCCCGACACACTTACAATAGCACACGGGCACAGAAACGCACTCAATCCCATGTTAGGTCACCCTAACAGACTGGAGTACAAGTTTGTAAACAAACATGCACTCCAGCTGATTGACTCGGTAATCAGACCCTTTGTTGTAAGTATTAATATATAAAGTAACACTTCACGGATATGTACTCAATTTTGCAAAAATATTAAAATTTTTTGGTGTATGTCATACACCACATCACGCCATGGAGGGCGGGTCTTTTGGATCATTTTTGCGGGGAGGATTTTTCATAAGATTGCCAAAGATTTTTGTATAGACGGGCAAACCTTGCATTTTTGAGTTTGTATGAGAATGGCCGTATTTGTTCAAGTCTTCTCTCGTCGTCAACTTATTAAAGTTTGAAAGGTCGTGTCTTGGAATCGGGGATAGAAAATGCAGACCAATATCTTCATATTTCTGCGGGGCTTTCTTATCTTCTTCTAGATAATTCTTATACATATTTATCTTATTAGAGAAAGCAATGGAAGAATCTCCATTCTTATAAAGAATTGAATACATCCTTCTTTTTAAAAGGTAATGGTAAACCCTTCGGGGAAAAATGTATTTAATTGTTTTCAATGATAATTGCATTTTTAATCTCCTCTTCATGCGCTTTGGGGGATAGTATCATTTCCGCGCCACGGCTGGTCTTCGTTCGCAACGGGATTATAATAGCATGTGAAAATAAACACGACCGGACATTGAAACAAAATAATGTATGTTGTGGTTTTATATATTTATGAACTATCTTTTAACCGAACTTATTCTTCATTTCCGGTGACAATGCCGTAATGGTAGCTGTCATCATCTGATGTTACCCATTTGGCCGCATCTTCAACATCCCATTGCTGAGTATTAATAAGGCGATGAATTAAATTGGTTTTCTTGGTTGTATATGAAGGATCATATAGCCGAACCCGATTGTTTGGCTGGATGGCAAAATTACCATCATCCCTTATGATTACATGACCACATTTATGCTGACCGGGATTAGTGCTAAACCCGAGATTTGTTGTGTTGTCGTCAGGAGCATGCCAATCCAGGGTAAATAGATATTTTCCTTTTATAAAGTTTCCACTTCTTGAGACATATTCCATTCTCATATTCCGCATTGCCTGAAATTCAGTCACGGTGATATGGGGGCTAAAAGAGTTCCATAGGACCAGTTCATGGATGTCCACCTCTGGCACTTCTGGCTGGTCACAGAAGGCACTTATTGGCATTCTCCACCAAACACCCCCGTCTTCCATTAGAAAATGAAATAAGGGGCTCCTGCCCTGAATGGAAGCGACACCGAAGAGCATGCATGGCAAATATATGTCATGAGAGTCCTTTTGGTTTCTTAAATAATTTCCCCGAACATAACATTCAATCGGCGGAATATTTGCATTTAATTCTGGCATATCAATATTTTATATCAAGATTGGTTCGGGGAGAAGGACTTGAACCCTCAATCTCAGGACCAAAACCTGATGTGTTGCCAACTACACCATCCCCGATTGTTTTAATATTGCGCAACCTGTTGCAATCTTTGAATTTCAGCTTTTAAAGAATCAATTTGGGATTCCATAGATTTAATTTTTTCTTCTGCGGTTATCAATTTATAACGACAGTTAAGAAGGCGATCATATTCCTCTCTTAAGAGCTTGTTATGAGATTCTGACATCTGATATTTAACCTTATATAAATAACATTCTGCTGAGAATTTCTGGGCTGCTTTCCAGCCAAGATAACTTATTTTCTTTTTCATAGTATTGTCTTTCTGTATTTAAATAAAATGTTTAATAATTGATGCAGTTCCCAACATCACCCATAAAACATTAAAAAGAATAATCGTAGGCAGTGTCTTTACTGTAGAGGACCATATCAAAGCCAAACTTGAAATTATTGCAAAGATATATAGCCACCAAAACTGCTTGCCAAACAAAAGGCCTGGAAAGATGATCGTTATTTTAGTTGCAAAGCCCCAGGCCTCCACCTTATTTGCCGCCGTCCAGTAGTTTGATGAAATCATCGTTTTAATTGCACTAACGATATTATTAAATAATTTTTTCATATTGTCCGAACGGTAGGATTTGAACCTACGACCGCCTCCGTGTAAAGGAGATACTCTACCACTGAGTTACGCTCGGTTATGTTCAAACACATATTAACAGTCTGTGGAACTACCTATTAGTCTATTTCTGATTGTTTTTATCTTGTTTCCATAATCTTAAATTTTTTGAATATACAGCCATGTAGGCCAATGATCCCAAGATAAAACCATATGTTTTCGTTTGTAAAGCAAAGATGATCCATAGACATTCCATAACAATTAACCATAGAAATGCTTCCCATCGTTTTTTGCCAACAAAGTACATACCAGAAACACCCATGCATGCAAGCAGCCAAGACCATTGTAATTCTGTCATATAAATCTGTGGAGCCGGATGCAGGAGTTGAACCTGCGACCTACGCATTACAAGTGCGTTGCTCTGCCAACTGAGCTAATCCGGCGAGTAAACAACCTAAGCCCCAGTCGTTTGCATTTGCAGTGACGGTTCTGGGGCTTTTGGCTGTACTATAACGATCCCAGGTATAACGGCACGAAGCGCACCATGACACATTGGGTGTCAGATTCACTATACCTCTTTGTCTTTACTTTCGCTAGTTGTTGTGTAATAAACAATAGCCACTAAACATTTATAATAAAAATTATGTATTTTTTTAAAATATTTTTTTATCAAAACTGCTCCTGAACAAACATCTGAAACGGCGATCCTGTGTATGGATCAAATCTGGATGTAATTGATAAAGACTTTTGAGCAATCAGTTTGGCTTTTTGAACAGTTAAAACCTTTCCTCCGCTAAGTGCTTGCATTGCTCCCAGCGCATATGATGAACCAGTACCTATTGCATAAATTCCAGTTCTATCTGAAGTCCAAGAATAATCGCCTTCAATAATATAAACCGCACCATTTATAGCAACCAAGATTGTAGAAGCTTGCTCAGTCATGTGAGTCTTCTCTTCAGCAAGGTCTGGCATTGCGTATCCTGTGTTTTCAAAACAAACTTGCAAGTTGGGTATAAACTTCGTTGTTATAAATTGATCCAGCAGTTCTCCGCTGCCCCTAAACGCCGGGATCGGCGGGGTGAATGCATGGTGCAGTATGTTTATTGCACGAACATCACCCGCCGCGCCCAGCAAATAACGACCCTTTTGTGCAATTTTACAAGACCCTGTACCTAAAGTGGTTATTTGATAAGCCAACCCAGATTCATCAAAGGATGAAATCCTAGAGTCAGTACCAACTACACAATAATCTGGTCCTTGAACGGCAACAATAGTGGTCATTGTTTAACTTACTTATTTCTTTCCTCTTTGGGATCAAGAATCTGGAATTCGCCTCTCTTGACTTTCTTGAAATAAGATCTGTTCGCATTATAGAAATTATAAAATGTTGGTAAAGACATTCCAATTTCATCAGCCAATTCTTTTGGCGTAATAATCTTTCCAACATTTGCCGAAAGATATCCCTGAATCTTTTGAGCCTTAGGGCTTCTCTTTGTCTTAACAACAGGGTTGATATTTCTTATATCTAAGAAATCAAGCCAGTAGTTAACAAGATCCATGTCAATACTATAATACCGAGAAATTTCATTTAAGGTCTTACCGTCACGACATCCTATAATCACACAGTAGGCCGCTCTCCGTTCCTCCCCTTGACAATCGCTCGGAATTTTCTTTTCTAATTTTGCTACAACCTGTTCAGTAATCATATAAATCCTTTCTACTCAGGCGGTTCACAGTTTATCACTAGATGGCGCGTCGTGTTGCAATTTTTTAAAAAAAATGGGGCACCTCCGTTTCAATAATAATCTTACGAAATATTACTGACGGGGTGCCCCACAGAAATTATTTTTTCAAATGCCAATCAATATGATTATCTAATTTAACTTCAACATTTTTCATATCATCTTTAAGTTCATTAATTGAAGTATAAACTAAATTATGATCTTCTTTATTTTCTTTTCTAGACTTTTGAATTAAGGCAACTAAAACTGAAAATACTCCAGTAATAAGAGTTGCCCATAAAAGTTCTGTCATTTCAATCGTTAATTAAAAAACTTGCAATTGACTCAACATCAACATCAAATTTTCCAAATTGCTCTTCATATGTCTTAAGAAGAGAAACAAGGTCTGCCTTCTTCACCTCTGGGTCAAGGGGTAGATCATTGGTGGGCGCTGTCTTGCCTGCACCAGATGTTGGGGTTGGGGCTCCGCCTGGGGTGGGGATAGAAACAACCTTCTTCTCGGGATCAAGAGGAACCTCGTTCATTATTCCTTTAATTAATTCACCCTGCGAGGCGTGCCAGTTGGCGGCCTTAATGTGGTCCTGCATTTTTTCTGCTGAAAACTTAGCCATTTCTTCGTGCCAAGCCTTCATTGCGTCATGATCTTGAATCATTTTGTCCAAATTGGTTTTCATTGTAACTCCTTTACCAATGTCTCCAATTGCCAAACCTTGAGCCAAAGCTTTTTTTCTGGCTTCGCGCTTGGAGTTTTCATCGTTTGCCGTATATAGATAACACTTGCCAGCATTGCCCCATTTGAAACCGGGCCTACCGTTTTCAGAACAAGAATTAACAGGCATAGTGTTTACATTCTACCACTTTTTATTTGTAATAGCTGTATAAATCTTGCCGACCCCATCTTTGAACTGGAATTCCAATATCTTTAAAGTAATTAAAAGCGTCTTCAGAGGAATAGACAATCCTGGCATAGGCTTTTCTAGCCCCTTCGTCGTATACTGGGCACTCCGGGTTCGGATCTAAATATAAAGCTTTATATTGATAAATATCTTTTTGCCAATGAATTGCGTTTACAACTTTTAAAAGACTGTTACAGTATGGACATGTTCTATCTGGATATGGGAAGTTTTCTTGCACTTTCCCAACAATTACCTCTTGAACATCATATGGGTTTGTTAATGAGGATATGTAATTATTATTCATCTCTTGGCCTAATTAGAAAATTAATTATATCACTTATATTTTTTTGTGCAATTTCAACACCGTCCATGAGAGCATTAAGTTCCTCAAGCGTCATCTCGTAATCTTCTGATGGGCTAGAGATATAAAAAATTGGGATTCTTATATCTTGGAAAGGCACTGTCTTTATTGTTATTTCTAAAGACTCATATTCATCGACATCTTCATAACCTGAAAATGGAACTATTGTCGTCATAATCAACACCCTCCTCGGTAACGGTAATTAAATCATACCCCAGAATTACCAAGTTCTGACAAAGAATTGTCAGTCCTTTTGTTTCTTTATCTTTCTTTTTACCAAAGAAAACAATAAAAATATAATCATCTTTTTTAATTTTATCAAATAGACTATAATTTTTATCTTTTAGAATACGGCACCTGCGGTTTCCAGTAGATGAAATGTATAATTTTAAAAATCTAGATGTTGTGGCCGGTGAAACATAAACATCAACAACAGCATTTTCAATTAAATTACAAAATTCTCTAATATAGGAATAGGGGAATCCAGTATCAGACAATGCAAGAACTTTTTTATTATTAAAAAGTTCTTTACTGAGCTTTTTTTGTTGCATTTAAAAGAATTAAAGTTAAATTTGCAACCAAAACAATCAGAAATGGACCGACAAAGCCGGGATCGTGGTTCCAGCCTGTTTTAACAGCTATATTGATTAAAGCTGCATTGGCGAACATCCACAGTAAATAAAATGCTAATGCAATCATATTGGAAGTCTACCAGATGTTTCAAACGCTTCATGAGAAATTGGCATTGTTTTTTTAAACAACTCTTCAATTGCAATTGCATATTGCTGTATTTCATATTGGGCATTTTGTTCATTTCTTAATGAAATAAAATTAATTAATGAACGAGCATTAACTGTCCAAATAAATTCTGTGTACTGAGCAACAGGAAGAACTATCCTTGCAATTTCTTTTGCAATACCAATTTCAATCAGATAATTATATATAGTGTCAGCCACTCGGTAAACCTCTTGTATGTTTTTATAGTATATTTCTTTTTTTAAAGGATCTTCTATTTCTTGAAATACATAAGCACCGGGTTTGCCAACTTGCTGTCTTATATCGCTATACGCTGGTACATAATAGTCAATCTTATTTGGTTTATGATATCTCATACTCATTTCGTTAAATGAGGACCAGCGGTGTCTCATCCACTCTCTAGTAACAAAGATTGGGGCTTTAATTCTGAATTTAAAAACACAATGCTCAAAGGGAGTTGCATGTCTGTTCTTAACAAGATAATTAATAAGACCAACGCAAGACTCGTCTATTTCTTGTTTTTGTGAGGCGAATGACACTTTGGCTGAATTAACAACATCTAAGTCAGAACCAAAAAAGTCAATTAACTCAACATAACCAAAATCTAAAATTTCATAATAACTTGGGTCGGGTATACTGGCCATGCGGAGATCATACAGCATCTCCGCAAAAAACGCTTTGGAAAAAAAATAAAAAAAACGCAATTCCGGCTTGACAGGTGATTTCTAAAACACTATGCTTTCGCATGCAAAGCATGCCAAGTACACTTGTATATTCTTGTATGCTTATAATAGTTTATTAAGTATAATAAGTATATGAAAGTAATTGCAATTGTGGACAGTGAAGATTGCGGACCCTTTGCAATTATTGACCCTGAAACAATTGATGTAATTCAATGTTCTGATTTTTACCTTGCTGCAACATACTGTGCTTTTACTGGAAAACCGTTGACTTGTGAAATTTCACAAGACTGTGCTGAACATTTAGTAGAAAATGGTGTAAGATGTCTAAGCTGGAATGAAGAGATCCAACCAAAACAAAATAGGCCCTCTAAGAAAAAATCAGAATAGTTCATGAAAAAAATAAGTTGGTTTAGCCTCCAAAATACAGACATCAGCGGTGCTCTATGGGCAAGTCAGGGTTATGCAAATGCTGCGTTAAATACGATTGTTTCGCTACAAGAAAAACAAACAGCAGTATATTTTAATAATCCAGATATTCCATTTCATATTAACTTTTGTCAACCGTATTATTATCAATTAACAAATGCCTACAATGTTGGCTATACTCCTTGGGAATCTACAAAGATTCCTCCAGGCTGGTTATATAACATGAATGTTTGTAATGAGATCTGGACAACCTCTAGTTTTGTTAAAGATATTTATATCCAAAATGGTGTAAGAGATAACATACATGTTATACCACACGGTGTTTCAGAAGATTTTGCAATTGTAGAAAGAGAACTCCTTAATAAGTTTAACTTCCTTCATGTAGGGGGAGACTCAAAAAGAAAGAATGCTCAACTTGTTGTTGATGCTTTTCTAGAACTTTTTGATGGAAATGAAGATTATCAACTTATATTGAAATATAACAATTTTTGTTATGCTGAAATTTACCTAGATGGTAAGTTGGTACAAGCCACTGAGCATCCTCAAATTATTGGTATTCCAGAAATTTTTTCTGCAGAAGACCTTGTTCGTTTATATCATAAATGTCATTGCTTGGTTTATCCAACAAGCGGAGAAGGTTTTGGGATGATTCCTTTTGAAGCAATGGCAACAGGAATGCCTACAATAGTCACAAATCTAACTGGTTGTGCAGATTTTGCACACTATGGTATTCCTTTAGAGGCTGAGTATGGTGAAGCTACATATAATAATCATCAATATTCAACAGATACAGGTTTATGGGCTGTACCAAATTTTGATGAATTAGTTATCCACATGCAAGATGTTGCTGGTGACTACGATTTGTTTAAAAAATCGGCTATACACTCTGCAAAAATTATTCATCAAGAACACTCTTGGTCCGCGACCGCTGATAAAATTCTTGCGCGGTTAGCGGAATTTGATAAAAAAAAATAGACCTAAGCATTCTCTCTGTGAGATGAACCACTGAGTTGATACTATTGAATTCTTAACACTCGGAGGTCTGATGATTGCGCACTTGCCCGTTCTTAAAAAAAATTTATTTTCAGAAAAGGAAACCATGTTTAGTTTTAGACTGAATGAAGAATTTATTTCTCAGTATAAAAAAATCACACCCCCCTTTGGCTATCGGGATGCAGCGGGGAACTCTGTTGGTGAAATTACATTTCTTAGAACATACTCTAGAAAAAAACTAGACGGCACAAAAGAAACTTGGGTTGATGTTTGTGAAAGAGTAATTAACGGCATGTATTCATTGCAAAAAGATCATTGCAAGAATAATAAGTTACCCTGGAATGGAGTAAAGGCACAAGCTTCTGCAAAAGAAGCGTTTGATCGTTTATTCAATCTTAAATGGACACCACCCGGGCGAGGACTTTGGATAATGGGAACAGATCTTGTCAATGTGCAAAAAAATTCTGCGGCTTTGCAAAACTGTGCTTTTGTCTCCACTGGTGAAATGAATAAAGACAACCCGGCTGAACCATTTGCATTTTTAATGGAAGCATCAATGCTAGGAGTCGGCGTTGGATTTGATGATAAAGGTGCCGACAAAGGGTTTTCTATCTTTCAACCCAAACATTCAACTGATATTACATCAATTGAAGACAGCAGAGAGGGTTGGAAAGATTCAACAATTGCTTTAATTAATTCTTTTTTAAAACCAGATCAATCCGAAGTTAATTTTGATTATTCATTAATTAGACCATTTGGAACTCCAATAAAAACTTTTGGCGGCACGGCCTCAGGACCAGAGCCTCTAGAGAAACTGCATAAAGCAATCAGAAAATTATTTACAGACAGAAACGGCGAACTGCTCACGCGCAAAGACATTGCAGATCTTGGAAATCTAATTGGAGTTTGTGTTGTATCGGGCAATGTCCGCAGATCGGCGGAGCTTTTAATCGGCAGATCTGATGATCAAGATTTTTTAAATCTTAAAAATCCAAAAATTTTTCCAGAGCGCAACTCGTATGATTCAGAAAATCCAGGTTGGGCTTGGATGAGTAACAATTCTGTTGAAACTTATGTTGGTAACGATCTATCTCATTTGGTAGACAATATTGCTCTAAATGGGGAGCCTGGAGTTATTTGGCTTGATATGTCTCGTAAGTATGGTCGGCTTTCGGATCCGCCGAACAACAAGGATTGGCGAGTCGCTGGATACAATCCATGTGCAGAGCAATCTCTTGAGTCATATGAATGTTGTACATTGGTTGAAACATACTTAAATCGTCACGAAAACATTGAGGACTACAAAAGGACATTGAAATTTGCATATCTATATGCAAAAACAGTAACGCTGTTACCAACTCATTGGGAAAAAACTAATGCAATTATGCAAAGAAATAGGAGAATTGGCACATCAATGTCTGGTATTGCCAATTTTGCTGATAAAAAAGGTTTGCCTGTTCTTAAAGAGTGGATGAATGAAGGGTATGAAACTGTAAAAAGATACGATAACATTTACTCTGAGTGGTTTGGCATCCGTGAATCTATCAAGATGACGACAGTGAAACCCTCAGGAACAGTTTCAATACTGGCTGGTGAATCCCCAGGTGTCCATTGGACACCGGGCGGAGAATTTTTCAACAGAACAATTCGGTTTTCCAATGATGATCCTATGCTCCCTTTGTTCAAAATGGCAAATTATAGGATTGAGCCAGCAGCAGAGTCTCCTGATACAACCTCTGTTGTATATTTTCCAATTAAAAGTGGTGCAAGAAGAAGTGAAAAAGATGTAACCATCTTTGAAAAAATGGCAATTGCCGCAACTGCCCAAAGATATTGGTCAGATAATTCTGTTTCAGTTACAATTTCATTTGATTCTCAAACAGAAAAGCAATATATTGGAACCGTTTTACACATGTATGACGGACAATTAAAGACTGTTTCGTTTTTACCACAAGGTAACCACACATATCTACAAATGCCATATACTCAAATTGATGAAAATGAGTATTTAAAAGCAAAATCTGAACTTTTTCCAATTGATTTTGCTGGAGTTTATGCTGGATTAGCCCATGATGCTATAGGAGAGGCCTATTGCACAACTGATTCATGCGAAATCAAGCTTTCTTAATAAAAAAATCGCTTTTATATCACAACATGATGTAGAATGTAATAAGAATGACATCAGATATGATAAAAAGCAAGCAAATTTGGGTGCCTGAGCGCGCTTTTGGCGTATGTCTTTGGATTATGGAAGACGGAATGCCTTTAAGCGATGGCGATGGTGTTCTTTGCGCTGAAGGACTGGTCGGTGACGAGAATATTGAAAGACAAGTTGCTCAGGCCGCAAAATATTGGACAGGATCTGACGCTGGTGAATGCCGATGGGTTTCTGGGGCAAGAAAAATTACCGCCTCAGAACAAGAAGATCAGAAAGAAAGGCTTTCGGAAGGTCTTATTGCTGACCCATTTGAAGATTTTTTTGATGATTATTTTGGTAAAAGAAAATGAACTCAAGAATGTCACTAGATGACTCCGGTGATGATTTTAACGAAATTGATGATATTGCGTATTATCAATTTGCTTCCGCCGAAGAGACCGTTGATCCGTTTTCAGCAATAAAAATAAATTCACTTCCACCACGAATGAAGAGGAAGGCAGAAAGAATTGCCAAAAGATTTGAAGGGGAAGATGGAACTAAATCTAAATACCTAGATCCAGAGGTCGTTAATGGCTATTCTCTATGGGATATTGTGAATCCCCCATATGATTTAGATAACCTAGCAAAATTATACGACCAGAGCGCGATACATTCTGCTGCCATTAAATCTAGGGTTATGAATACTGTTGGTCTTGGTTATGAGTTTTCAGAAACACTCAAAGCGAGAAGAAAAGTAGAAAAAGCACACGGCAACCCCGCAAAACTTGAAAAAGTTAGAAGAGATTTGCAAGACTTGAAAGAAGAAATGGATGACCTTTTTGAAGGTTTAAACATTGAAGAAACACTTATTGAAACTCTTGTGCGAGTTTGGCAAGACTGCCTGACTGTCGGTAATGGTTACCTTGAGGTTGGTAGAAACAATTCTGGAAAAATTGGTTATATTGGACATATTCCAGCAACAATGGTTCGTGTGCGAAGAAAGCGAGATGGCTTTGTCCAGCTGTCCAGAGCAAACAAAATTCAAGCAGTTTTTTTTAGAAATTTTCAAGACTTAGAAATGGCAGACCCCATTAACGCGGATCCAAGTCCAAATGAAATAATACATTTTAAGATGTATTCACCAAATAATACATACTATGGAATACCATCGTCCGTTTCTGCCGCTGCGGCAATAATTGGAGATAAATTTGCAAAAGAATATAATATTGATTATTTTGAAAACAAAGCAATTCCTAGATATGCAATTATTCTTAAAGGCGCAAAACTTAGTAATAAATCTAAAATGGAACTTGTTAACTATTTTAGATCCGAGGTCAAAGGCCGCAACCACGGAACCTTGATTGTTCCATTACCTGCTGGACTTGGTAATGATTCAGATATTAAGTTTGAAAAACTTGAAGCAGGTGTCCAAGACGCATCTTTTGACAAGTATAGAAAATCAAACAGAGATGAAATTCTGGTTGCAAACAGAGTTCCTGCACCAAAAGTTGGCGTATACGACAATGCAAACTTGGCTGTTTCAAGAGATGCCGATAAAACATTCAAACTCCAAGTAATTGGACCAGATCAATCTGTCATAGAAAAAAAATTAAACAGACTTGTTTCTGAGTTTACTGATATGTTGCAATTAAAACTAAAAAAAATTGATCTTTTGGATGAAGATATTGAATCAAAGATTTTTGATAGATATTTAAGAACAGAAGTTGTTACTCCAAACGAGGTGCGGTCAAAGATTGGTTTCCCAGAAAGAGAAGAGGGAGACAATGTGTTGCCATACCCAACAAGATCAAAACAAGAGGGGATGCCCGGGGCACCCGTAGGAAATTCTAACAATGCTTCTTCAAACCCGCCAAAATCAAGGTCGGATTCCGGGGCTTTGCCTGACGGGGCGAGAGATTCTGGAGATCAAGCAGAAAGAGGTCAGAATCAAGATTCTGGCGATAACACTAGCGACTCATCGCTAAGTGATAATTAAGGAGATTAATAATGGATGGATCAATTGTTTATGCAAACACATCAGTTGACAGCACTGCAAATGAGGTTTCTGTAAATCATCATACAAGTGAAATATATTTTTGGAATAATAGCAGTTCTACTAATGCAACAGTTAGGCTTAATGGTATATATAATATAGTTATTCCTAAAGATGCTGGTTTTTATCATAAAATAGAAGGCGATTATACAACATTTCAAGTCATCACTGCGTCTGTAACTTTATCTGTTTTTGCAATTGGATGACAAAAAAAATATAAGGTATAATTTTACATTATGAGGTATTATGGAAGATTTTAATTTATCATTTCCAATTGATTTGATTAAGAAAGAAGAGAGGGTTGTAATTGGAATTGCAACTGCGGATAATATCGATAAAGCCAATGACGTCGTAGATTTTAATGCGTCTCTTGACGCATTTAAAAATTGGGGTGGCAATATCAGAGAAATGCATGCACCAATTGCTGTTGGAAAAGCAATTCATATTGAACCTACACAAATTAAAGGTCCCGATGGTAAAAAATATAATGCAATTAAAGTTCATGCATATATATCAAAAGGGGCCGAGGATACTTGGCAAAAAATTTTAGACGGTACATTAAAAGCATTTTCTATTGGGGGTAAAATTATTCAAAAAGAAGCCATGTCGGAAAAAATGCACAATGGTAGACCAATTAATATAATTAAACAGTATGTTCTTGGAGAACTCAGTTTGGTTGATAATCCCGCAAATGCATTGGCTACGGTAGACATCATTAAAAGAAATGAAGATGGAAGTCTGCAGTATGTTCTTGAAGAAATTCTTGAAATAGCAAAGAAACAACCAATAAGAGATCCAAAGGGTGGATTAACAGCAGCAGGTCGCAGACACTTTAAACAAACAGAAGGGGCAAACTTAAAACCTGGCGTTAAAGGACCAGCAAACACCCCTGAAAAAATGCGCCGCAAGGGTTCTTTTTTGACTCGCTTCTTCACCAACCCTTCTGGACCAATGAAAGATGAAAAAGGTCGCCCTACAAGGTTAGCTCTTTCAGCAGCGGCATGGGGCGAACCAGTGCCACAGGATAGATCTGACGCAGCACGACTTGCTGCAAAAGGCAGACGACTTCTTGAGCGATACGCTAAGATTAAACAGAAAAGCGTAGATGAAATTTTATTAGAAGATGAAGATCTTCTTATTAAAGAAATGTTTTATTTTGATAATGAAGACTATATGGAATTAATTAAAGACACTCCATTAAGTGATTATACTTTTGAAGATTCTTTTGATGAAAATAAATTAGAGTTAATTTTAAAATCTTTAAAAGAATGGTTTAGAGAAGATTGGGTTGATATTTCAAGACCCAAGAAGGGGGGTGGATTTGAACCCTGCGGAAGATCGGATGCAAGCAGTGGAAAGTATCCGAAGTGTGTTCCAGCCTCCCGCGCTGCCCGAATGTCACAAGCAGAAATTGATTCGGCTGTAAGAAGAAAAAGAAGAGCCGAGTCAACTCAGACCCGTCAAGATAAAAAACCAATTAATGTTTCGACGGACAAAATGGAAAAAAGAAATGTTCCAACAAATCCTGAACTTTATGCACGAGTTAAAGCAGAAGCAAAAGCAAAGTTTGATGTTTATCCATCGGCATATGCAAATGCTTGGCTAGTTCGTGAATACAAAAAAAGAGGCGGAAAATATCGCGTTGAAAAAGCCGACGAGGTGACAACCGACAGTATGGGTGCTGGTATTAAAAATCCACAACAGGGTTATATTGAACCAAGCAAAATGAGGGGCAAAAAAAAGAAAGTTAAGAAAATTAAAAAGGGTGTTGAGGACACACTGAGCCCCGTTGAATCACTACAAGAGGTGATAGCCCATTTGGCAGACAGAATTGATATGCACCAAAAATGGAATTGGCAATTAAATGCTTCATTAGATGAAATTGAAGATATTCTAGTGGAAGACGAAGAACTGGAAGATGAAAATTACGAAGAAGGTTATTTTGAAGAAGATAATGATGGGGATGAGTCGGAATCGGAAATAACAATTCGGGATTTAATGAATTTAATTGGTAAAACATTTGATGCAGCACCAAAAAATTGGTAGAATACAAAAATATTAATATTTTCTTGCTAAATCAAGTAAAATATGATAAGGTCTTTAGCATGGATGAACAAGAGTCAAAATTGTCACTTATAAAAAAGGTTGTTAATTGGCTTGTTCCAGATGTTCAAGAAAATGCTTCAACAACAATAGTTGAAGTTACTGAAAACACACAGGAGGAAGAAATGGATATTGAAGTCCTTAAGGATGCTCTGAGTGCTGTTGTTGATGAAAAACTTGCTAACTTCGCTACTTCCATAAAAGAAGAGGTTGAGGCTGCGGTTCAAGAAAAAATTGACACCATCACAAAGAGTTTTGAGGTGCAGAGTGCCGAACTGCAGGAAAAATTAGAGGCAACAGAAAAGGCATTGGCCGAGCAAGAAGAGAAGGTTCAGACCTTCGCTACAGCCGGTGCTGTTAAGAAGAGTGTTGACCCAGAAGACGACAATGAGGGCGAGGAGCTTAAGAAGTCCTCCACAAAGTCAGTTTGGGAAAATATTTATTTACCACAGGGTCTTATAAGCGCCCTGGGATATGAGTCATAATTAGGAGGATAAAATAATGGCATCACAAGAAGAAATTCTTTCTAAGGCCGATGAGGTGACAACAAGCGTTGTCGGAAACGATTCGGGTGGCCTTCTCAAGCCAGCCCAGTCTAACCGATTCCTTGATTATGTCATAGACCAGTCGGTTCTTATGCAAAACGCAAGGGTTGTTCGTATGAGAACACCACAAATGGAGATCGATAAGGTCTCGGTTGGAACTCGTTTGCTTGCAAAGGCAACAGAGGCCACAGACAGCGGCACAAACGCCGCCGTTACATTCAGCAAAGTTTCGCTTAGCACAGTTAAGCTTCGCCTTGACTGGGCAATGTCAACAGAGTCACTGGAAGACAACATTGAAGGCGCTTCTCTTGAAGATCATATTGCACAGATTATGGCTCGTCAAACAGCCAATGATCTTGACGATCTTTTCATCAATGGAAACACCTCTTCAGGCAACGCGCTTCTTAAGGCTCTTGACGGCTTCGTCAAGCTTGCTAAAGCTAACGGCACGGTTGTTGACGAGGCCGGTAACAATGTTTCTAGAGCGACATTTGACCGTATTCTTCGTAACCTGCCAAAGAAGTATTTACAGCGCAGAAATGAACTGAAGTTTTTCTCGGGTTCAGGAATTGTTCAAGACACAATTTTTAGCCTTCAGAGTCCAAACTCAGCCACAGCAGCAACTGCTGGTGCTCCTGCTCCTGCGTCAACTGTTGGTGAACTTGCATTCCTTCAGGGTGCAATGAGAGCCAATGGTGGTGCTGGTGTTACGGGACTGTCGCCTTATGGCATCGGTCTCGTTGAAGTGCCTCTGATGCCAGAGACCGCCTCTGGCGACTACTCTGGTGCAACCGGTTCGCATGGTCATATTGAATTAACATTCCCGAACAACAGAATTATTGGTATTAACCGTGACATTACAGTCTATCGCCAATTTAAGCCAAAGACTGACACGATTGAGTACACCCAATATATGAGGGTTGCAAGCAACATTGAGAATGCTGAATCATATGTGATTGGCAAGAACATCAAGCTTAGAACGCTCTGATATACAATTTAGCAAAAAGGGGAGGGAATTACCCCTCCCCTTTTTCGCATTTAATATAGAAGTGTGATAAGATATTTTCTATGACTGACAATGTTGTTACATCATCTTCGTTAGATGCCGAAGACCCAAAAAAGAAACCGGCAAAAAAAGCTGTTCCAAAAAAAGCTGCAGTTAAAAAAGTAGAAGCAGAAAAAGAAACTTCAACAGTATCAGAAGATAAAGTTTATGTTTTTTTTGAAAGCGGAATTGCCTATAATTCAGGTAATTTAAGATTCACAAGAGATAATCCGCTACAGGCGGTAACACCAGAACAAGCGGAACTTTTGCTTTCTTTGGATAATTTTAGAAGACCGGATCAGTTGGAACTAGAAGAATATTTAGCTTCTAAGGAGGATTAAAATGGCAGGAAATTTATCTAATTATTTAGAAAATAAAATTTTAGATCATATATTAGGAACGACATCTTATACAATGCCAACCCCTGTTTATTTAGCCCTGTACACTGTTGCTCCAACCGATGCTGGAGGCGGTACAGAGGTTGCTGGTGGCTCCTATGTGCGTAAAACTGTGACTTTCACAGTAGCATCAGGTGGAGCAACCAGTAATGATTCCAATGTTGATTTCAACGGGATGCCTGCCTGCACTGTTGTTGCCGTTGGCGTTTTTGATGCCCTTACATCTGGAAATCTATTAGTCTACGGCGGACTTACCGCAAACAAAACGATTGATAGCGGTGATATTTTGCGAATTGCAACCGGAGATCTTGACATCACAATTGATTAACAGGAGTCGTTATGCTTAGAAGAGAGTTTAATGGCGGAGTGTTAAAAACACAATTAGCCGCAAATATATCAAATACAGCCAACTCTTTTTCTGTAATAGACGGATCAACATTCCCTAATGGGGGTTCTGGAAATCCATTTGTTATTGTTATTGGCAAGGGCACAGCTGGGGAAGAAAAGGTTCTGTGTTCCTCTAGAACAACCGACACCTTTACTGTTCAACAGCGGGGGTATGATGGCACTACGGCCAGCTCTCATTCAAGTGGAGATTTAGTTGATCATGTGTTGGATGCGACAACGGTTCAGTATATGAATACTGCAACAAACGATAATGCTATAATTTCTTTGATGGGGATATAATGCCAAATTTAACGCCTAAAAATTTATATATAGGAAGCGACAGTGGTTCAAATGTATACACTGTAAGCGCCAATACCGGATCGTACTCTATTGTAAGAAATATCAATATTTGCAATACCGGATCGTCAACTATTCTATGCAATGTTCACATAGTTCCCTCAGGAGGGGCAGCGGCTGCTAACAATAAAATTATGTCTAATTTTACAGTTGCTGGCAATGAAACAATTTCTTATGATGCATCTATTGTGATGAACGCTTCATCATCAATATATGTAAGTGCCAATGTTGCAAATATAACTTATATCATTAGTGGAGTTGAGTTCGTTTAATACATTTTCTATTTAATTCAAGATCATATAAAATAAATGTGTGATTGGATTAAAAAGAAAATTAATGCCTTTAATTGTTGCTTGCTTTACATCTGTTTTTTTCCCATTTTTTTTTGCCTCTGCCCAAGCCGAACCAGGACTTACTGTAACCGTTTACAACAATTTTGGCTACAACAATTCGCCTCCACTCCCCACGGTCACCGGTCGTCCGGTCGTTGGAACCACCACCCTCACTCAGATTAATCAAAACTTTGACAGTGCACCGCTGTTCAACCTGTCCGAAGACTTTATTGTTAAGTATGAAGGTCACATAACCCTGCCCGTGACAGGCTCGTTCAGGTTCTTGCCCGCTGCGGATGACGGAACCAAACTCTATATAGACAATGTTTTGATAGACAACAACTGGGTTGACAAGGGCGGCTGGGGCAACCCGTCACAGTACGTTTCTTTTAGCGCTGGAGTTTCCAAGCCAATCACATATTGGTATTACGAAAATGGTGGCGGAGCCAATACGACTCTCTACTGGGATATAGGTTCGGGGTGGCAGGTAGTTCCCGCCTCTGCTTTTACGAAGACTGTCGTTGTACCAACCACGACTACTACCAGTACTACAACTACAACGATAGCGCCATACTTTAACTCTGTTCAAAATCTCACAGCGGTAGCAGACAACGATGGAAATGTTGTTTTGAGTTGGAACGCCCCAACACCAAGCAACACTGCCCCATATATGTACAACATTTTGTTTCATGACCTGGTTGATGGGGTAGAAGCTGGTGGTTGGGGGGTGTGGACATACGCCGTAAATACTTCATACAGCCTCGGCCCATGGATGTGGCCTGGAACAACTGGATACGGACCAGTGAGATTTAAGATTCAGGCAGGGACAGCCCCATGCGTCGGAGAGGGTGCTGGGTCCTGTATGTACGGACCCCAGGCAACTGTTGATGCCGTGGTGATTGATCCTACTCCGCCCACTACTACCACTACAACAACTACAACGACTACTACTATTCCTCAAACCACCAGTACAACAATATTGTTATCGCCAAGCACGGTAGAGCAAACAACCACGGTACCAGAAACCACGGTGCAACAAACCACGACAACATCTACAACAACCTCCACAACGACTATTCCAAACACTACCACTACACTGATTATTACACCAAGTTTAACGACAACAACATTGTCAAGTACAACGACAACAACACTACCAATCCCAACAACAATACCAACAACGACAACTATTCCTGAAATTACAGAAACTATAACAACAGAAGAAGCTGTTGATTTGGCTACAAATAAAGATGTTTTGCAAGAAATAACGCAAGAACAAGCCACACAGGTTTTTCAATCAATTGATACTTCAGATATAACAGAAGAAGAAAAAACTCAAATCATTGAAGCTGTTCAGGATGCCCCGGCAGAAGTCAGAGAAGCTTTTGAAGAAGAAATAAATATCTATGCGGATGGATTTGACGATTATGTGCCAGTCGGTTCGGTAATTGATGTTGGAACTAGAAGAAGTCTTATAGCTGCAACTACAGTTCTTTCGACTGTAACAGTTCAAGCAGCAGCATCTGGTGGTTCTAGTGGTCCTTCTTCTCGCGGTCCATCGCCATCTGGAGGTGGTGAATCTGGTGGATCAGGCTCAAACAATGCCGCCAGAAAAGAAGATGAGTCAGAAGAAGAAGAAGAAGAGGAAGTAGAAATAGAAGGTCCAGAAGGGGACGAAGAAGAAAATACCTTTACTAAAAATACTATATTCAAATATCAGGAGGGAACAATGAAAAGAACTTTTAATCCTTGGGGTTTTATTAAAAAGTTCGCAAAAGAAACAGCAGCATTAGCGTTTACTATATCTGGTACAGTGATTGTTTTTGCAACCCTTTCCGGAGACACAAGAAAAATTACTTTAATAGCCACCAGTTGCGCGTTTGCGGTCCACTATATAAACGCAATGCTGCAAAATGATGAATAAATACAAATTTAATTATTACTATGGAGAGGGAAATTGAAAACAACATATAATATTTTATTAAGAATCGTAGCTACTTTTGCCGCATCAGGGCTTAGCGTTATAGGCGCTGGAGCTATAGCTGGGGTGCCGCTATGGAAAGCCTGTTTTATGGCTGGAATGGCTGGTGTTGCAACTGTGGTTGAAGGTCTTTCTAGGGCATTCCTTGATGATGGAAAACTTTCAGCTACAGAAATCAACGAAGTTTTTAATAGACTTGAAAAAAAGAAACCAAATTCAAGTCAAGAAAATAAATAAAACAAACAAAGCTTGAGGGCTTAGTTAATAAACAAGGGATTGGTTGAGGCCATGCCTAATTTTTACAATTTATTAAGAGCAAGAAAATTTTCTACAGCAGCTGACACTGCTGTAGAAATAGCACCCAGCTCAAGTGCAACACCTAATTTTGTAATAGAAGCAGGGCGGAAAATTAAAATGGTCTTCTGGCTCTGACACAGCAGACACTACATTATATAGATCCGCATCTAATACACTTAAAACGGATGATAGTTTTGATTTAGCTTCAGGGCATACCTATAAGATAGATGGAGCAGATGTTGTAACTGCTACATCCCTTGGTTCTTCTGTTGTGAGCTCTTCCTTGACTTCAGTTGGAACCTTATCTTCTTTAGAGATATCTGGAAGAACTGACGTATCAGAAATAAGAGAAACTGTTTCTAGTGTATCTATTTCAACAGGCGTTTTAACTTGTGACTATACTTCAGGCTGTGTTTTCTATATAGCTAGCATGAGTGGCGTTACTGCCAACTTCAGTGTTAATGTCACGAACGTTCCAACAGATAATAACTACGCTATAACTATTTCAATTATAGTCAATCAAGGAGCTACTGGACGCTATCCTTCAAGCTTAACAATAAACTCAGGATCTAGTGAAACTATTAAATGGGTCAACAACACCGCTCCATCTGTAAACGCAAATAAAATAGATATTTATAATTTTACATTAATTAGAGTATCTAGTGCTTGGGTGATTCTTGGCAGCGCAAGTAATAATTACTAGGTTTTACAATGCCATTCATAGGTTCAATATCAGGGGCAAGATCGCGGAAGAATATTTTCACTTGGAGGAATACCAGCAGCAGTTGGGTCAATAACACTAACTGCTGGTGATGCAAACGACACTTTCAGCTGGTCCGCTCCACCAAATGGCGGACTTGAAATCACTCAATATGGATATCAAACTAGCACGAATAATGGTTCTACCTGGAGCGCTGAAACAATTATCTATACAGCTTCTGCTACATTAAATACTCAATATAGTGCAAGCTCATTTAGAATTAGGGTTAGAGCTTATAATGCAGCTGGCTTTGGAGACTATAGCAATATATCAAGTTCTGGAACAGTTGTATGGGGTTATAATCCTGAATCAGATTCAGCCTCCTGTTCAGAATCGTGTTCTGAATCATGTAGTTGTGGACCTTGTGATTGTGGTGCCAATACCGGAACTAGAACTGGAACAAAAACTGGAACAAAATCAAGAACTTGCTATAGGTACACTAGAGCTGGATCTACTTCTTCTGGTCTTGTAGACTGTGGTGGCTATGGAGCCTGTGGTAGTTTTGGAGCTTGCGGCAATTTTGGAGCTTGCGGTTCTTGTAGCGGATGCACTGCGTGGACTACCGCAAGCACATATGCTTGTGTGTACGCAACAGGCATAAATGGTGCCGCAACTGGTTATTACTCCCAAAACGTGCTTGGCTCCGGATGGATTTATTATTCTGATAGCGGATGTAACAATGCTTCTAGCTGTGGTAGTGGTTTGACTGGTACAAACAATTTAGAATATTGTTCTGCGAGTGGCGGCTATAGAGCAAATGGTAGCGCATGTCTGGATGTTTCGTGCTGTTAGTATTTAAATAAACCTACATATGATATAATATAATTTAAAGGAGTTTTTTATGAGTAGATATTCTTATATTGTGGATAGAGAAGTGGCTGCAATATTTCAAGTTCCGGATATGATAGATGGTTCAACTGATCTTCCGCCAAATTTAGAACGTTTGCATGCGATTTTAAAAAGTAAACCAATTGTAATTGAATTAACAGAAGACTATGGGGCTGTAGAAGAAGGACATATTTGGGATGGAACATCCTTTAGTCCGCCAGAGGTGTAAAGTATGACCAATCCATGGCAAGAATGGAAAAAGAAAAACATAGAACGTCAAGCTACTGGTATAGTTCGTCCTTGGGATTTTGCTAATCCTGAAACAGAATATGTTTTAGAAGAAGATCAAAATAAACGTTTTTCAATTTGTGAAGACTGTGATAAATTAACTATAGCAAAAACGTGTAAAGAATGCGGCTGTTTTATGCCAGCAAAAACAAAATTATTGCATGCATCATGCCCATTGCAAAAATGGTAACTATTTAAACTTCTGATAACCAATAGTTTTTCATTATTTATATCCTTTTACTAGGCCATCAGGTATTGCAGCCAATCTACAATATCCATTGTCTTCAACTTTTTGTGCGACTATTTTGCATACACCATTGCCCTCGTACATGGCACAATTTCCGCATTTAACTCCTATTGATAGATTGTCATTTTCTATCCCTGGAACATAGCCAACCCAAATACCATTGCCATCACCATTAGATAGCTTACCATACTTGGAAACTATTGTTAACATTGCGTTAACGTACTCTTGTTCTGCAGCTGGCATTTGCATTTCAATTTGTTTTAAAAATTCAGCTAACCAATATTCTTTCATCATAACCTACTTATCATTTTTAGCAAATATATATCCCAATATCCACATTAAAATTAAAGATGTCATTAGTATAGCCGGAATCATGTTATCCGTCCGACATTAAAGATTGTCTTAAAGCTCTTTGACGATTATATTCAAATTCAGCTTTTTGATTTCTATTTTTTACTTTACCGATACCAAATCCTGCAGCAGAAGCAAGAGCAGCAACTCCTGCAGCCCTTATGTTTTTTGATGCTTTTGCTCCTTGATAAACCCTTTTAGATAAAGCTTTTGAAGCTTCCATAAGCTCTTCTGTTATTCCGCCAGCCACTCTTGCTGAAGATACACTTGGCGCCGCTACAGGAGGCGTTCCATGTCCGGCAGCACTTCTCAATACGGCATTTGATGGCGCAGAAGCTGACGCAACTGTTCTGGCTGTACTTGGTGGAGGAGTAGGAACAGCATTTGCAGAAACCGCTGCATTTGGGTTTGAAACATTTACAGGAGATACACTTCCAGTATTTCCTACTGTTGTAGAAACATTTTGAGCCCTAGTCCCAGCTGCTACTCCAGATCTTTTTTGTTGATGTTTATCTACAGCTCTTTCTATTTCTTCTACAGCTATATCATAAAGTTCTTTAAGGCCTTCTTTTTTATCTCCGTCTGCGCCTATTGTTTTTTGGACTTGATCTTGTAGTTGTTTTTCAATTTTCGCTTCAGCTTTTTCGCTAATTTTATCTACGACATCTTTTGATTCTTCTTCTGCTTTTTTATCATCTTTTGGTTTTTGATTAGTTGATGGAGCAGATGGTTTTGGTTGAGATGGCGAATTTGGAGATGGTGTTACAGATTTTTGGTCAACTGATACAGCTTTGTCTATTACTGTTCTAGAAGCTTTTTCCAAAGGTTTTTCTTCATTGGGTTTAAAGGATAATGAATCCTTGTCTTCATCTTCCGGAGAATTTATCTCATTCATTTTAACCTACCGTATGTTAATTTGGTATACAAACTCTTTTGCAATAAAAAATATTGTCAACATGCTCATATATTATACCTTTAATTAAAGATCTTTTGCAGGTCGGGCAAACATATGGATCTGCACCTTTGCCTCCATAATAAAGTATAGTTTTTCCTGGCAAAACTAAATTCTGTTTTTTGTTTCCTGAATTTACTTTAGCTGGTTTTTTACCTGCCATGGCCTACCTTCAATTTTACATTACTATATGTTAATAGTAACTGTTCAATTTTATTCACGATTGTTGATTTGGGTTTATTTTTATGGGATTGTTCTCCAGTTTAAAACAAAAAATTCAAAGTATTCAAGAAGAACTTGAAAGGTCTCAGCAACAATATCAAGCTGCGCTATATCCAAAAACTTTTAAATTATCTAAATTAGAAGATATAATTTTTAGCGACTCAACCATAGAGCCTATAGGACCAATTCCCCTATTGAAGGATGTCTTCCCGTTCGAGCGCGTTGATACTACTTTAGATCTAGTGTCTGATCTTAAAACTCTTTTTGGAGGAGGAAAATTTGACGACTCCAGCATTCGTATATCTTCTATAGACTCAAGAGGAATCTTACCAATTGGTATTCCTGTTCCAATTTCCGAAATTGCAGAAGAAAACATTGTTGCCATTCTCGGAGAAAAAGCTTTTCAAGCTATGGATGAACCAGATACTACGCTTGGTTTTTATTCATCAGGAGCCCTCTTCAACCCCGAACACAAAAAGGTTTTAGCTGATTCAGGAATCGATATAGCCCAGCACCCTACTGCAACTAGTTTAATTGCTATTAGAGATAAAATAGCTAAATATGATTATGAGCTTATTCAGGCAATTGGAGAAGGAGGACAAAAAAGTTCAATTCCAGCTCCACTTGACGCTTTTAGTACAGTTGCACACGAATTAACGCACGCAGCTTCTTCCTTTGAATACAAAAGGTCTCAATCTTTTGCAGACGCTCTGTTGCTTCATCAAATAGGAAATCTTAGGCATCACATATCCACTGCCGCTCCAGGATCTATGACTTTCGATGACCCTGTTGTAGTCAACGCCATGGACGCTGCTAGGTTCGTAATGAACCAGCACGCTGTTGAAGAAGTCACTGCCCAAGTAGGGTCTATTGCTTTTGCTGAAAGAGCTGGAATTCCATTAAGCAGATCAATTATTCTTACTGGGTATCATAGCCCGTCCTCTTTTGGCCCATACTCTGAAGGGCCTCTTGGATTATTGAGTGAACAAGTTGTAGAAATGGTTAAGAGAGGTTTGATTAGAAAACCAGATGGCTCTTTGTATACCCCCGAAGATTCTGCATTTTTTACCAGTCACATTGCACAAGAACTACAGATGCAGGGGGCGTCGGTTTATAATGCTGGAATGCTAAGGTCTCTTGCTCAAGCCCGCCGCCCCCGGTACGGGATTCATCCCCGGGGGTGCCGCCCACGTCATGCTCGAGAGGGCCGGCATCCACATTGATCCACAAAGTTTTTTTAGTCATGCTGAATATGTCGTAGAGAGTAAAATTCTTGGGGTAGAAGCTGGAGTCGCCGGACTTGGTCAAGAAGGTGTTCCTTTTCCTGGTTTAATGGAAAAAACAAAAGAAATATTAGCAGGAAAAAACCCAACCGTTCCAGAAGACATAGGTAGAGTGGTTGAAATTATTCCAAATGAACAAAAAATGGCCGCTTCTGTAGCTACTACTGCAGCCGCTGCTGCATCTACTACAGCTTCAAGGGCAGCCCCTGTTGCCGCTCGTGCCTTAGGTGGATCTGCATCAGCTACCAAAAGGAACCTTCATGCTGCAGCAGAAGTAGCTAGTGCAGTTTCAACAGGAACTAAGGCGTCTAAAGGTTTAGGAGCAAGAGCAGTAAAACTTCTTAGAGGAACTAACTTTGGAAGACTATTTCGTTAGCTTCTCCAAAGCCATTCTGGATGTTTCTTTGTCCATTCAACTGTAGTTTGCAAAGACTGCTCCAAAGGAATTGGGGCAACCCATCCAGCTTTGGCTAGCTTTGTTCCGTCTAGGGCATAACGAAGATCGTGCCCAGGACGTGTAGTGTGAAAATCTTCAAACTCAAACTGAAGTTCCTTGCCCCAGTAGAAAGCAACCATCTTTGCCATCTCTAGGTTGTCTACTTCTCTTTCTCCAACAATGTGATACTTGTCTGGTCTGTCAGCATTTGGGTAGGAGATCGCTGGAAGATTTTTTAGTATAAATAATAAAGCGTCTGCTTGATTTCTTGCGTGAAGATAATATCTGGAACCAATATTCTCTGGTGTTCCATGAATTGTCATAGGAACGTTTTTCTCTAGGCAATACATGATCTTTGGAACAAACTTCTCTGGATCTTGACGTTCTCCAATAATGTTCATTGTATTAGTGATTACAACCGGAACTTCAAATGTTCTCCAATAAGAAATGCATGCAGCCTCTTGTGCAGCTTTTGATCCAGAGTAAGGATTGGACGGCAAGATTGTGTCCCACTCTATGTGAGCATACCCCTTTGGTGCCGGACCGTATACCTCATCTGTTGAAACGTGAAGAAATACTTCTGGCTGAATTTTTCTAGCCAATTCCAACATGTTTACGACAAGTGCAACGTTGTTCAAAATAAATGGTGCAGGGTCGGTAATTGATCTGTCAACATGTGAATCAGATGCCATAGAAATAATATAATCAATGTGCCCCATATCTTTAATCATTACATCAGAAAATGGAACAGTTAGATCATGAGTAATTAACTGAACACGATGTCTTTCTGCTTCCCAGCACCCAATGGAAGTAATGCGGTCAGTTACTCCTCGATGACGGAACGAATCACTGATGACAACATCCCAGTCAGTTGTTTTCAAAATGTGCTCCAGAGTATGATGGCCTACAAATCCACCAGCTCCTGTTAAAAACACTCTTTTATTCATTGTTATTTCCTTTTATTTTAGATGGAGTGGGTAGGGAGAATCGAACTCCCACGAGCAGGTCGGAAGCATGCCAGTCTACCATTAACTTATACCCACAAAGCCTTACTATGTGCTTATGAGCTTTATAAATATTATTCTATTGTTTCTAACCATCATTTGTAGCTGGCGCGCCTATCATTCTTTATTTTTTAATCCGCTTGCACTGATTCCGTAACCAGACGGCAATCCCTTGTCGTCTAAATCATATCCACCAACCTTGACCTGAGAGCAGAAATTTTCTGCTATTTGCAATATTGGGTCAAGCGCTTCTGGAAACTGCTTGTTAGTATAAATGTATATTTCGCTAAGAGCATTTGTTATTCTTAGGGAAGCATTGTGTATTTTTTCGTGCTCTAATCCTGTTTTTGACAAGACCTCATACACTTGTCTGTACACTTTTGTGTAGTTCATTTTTTGTATCCTTTGCAAAAGTTCGGCGCTTTAAATTCTAGGACATTAATTATACCATAAAAAAAACAAAAAAATCAGTACTATAAACTTGTGATTTTTTAAAAAACAGGATAAGAAAAGCTTTTAATATATTATGGACGGTGTCACAAGAAAACTAGGAGAAGCTGCAGAAGACATACCAGAAGATGCTCTTAAAATAGACATAGATGGCAAAGTTTATTTATTACATCACTCTCGTACTAGATTAGAAGTTGGAGAGAAGATACTAGCTTCTGGATCTCCTGGATTAAAACAATCTACAGCTGGTGATGCCTTTGCTGGATTTTCATACGGTTGGGACGCACGAGATCCAGAAGCAGTCACAAACGCCATACGTGGAGGAGGTTTTTCAAATGATAATCCATCACCACACGTTTATATAACAGTAGCCGACGAATCTCAAATACATCCAGATTTAAACGTTCCCAATTCTTTATCTAGAGCTGTAAGGGGTGAACAAACAATTCTTGCTAGCATCTCGAGGCTGCCAAATGAAAGTGTTGAAGATTTTTCTGTAAGAATAAGAGATAAGCTTGGAGTTTTGGGAAGAGATCTTGGAGTTGATTTATCTCCAAGAACAGTTGAAGAATCAGCTCTTGTAAATCTACGGATTGACTGTATCAGATAGAGCAAACGCTGCTCTTGAAGCTACTCAAGAATCAGTCGGAAAACAATTTTTGCAGGACCATATATCGGATCTTTCGGAGCCAAGTGCCCATAGAAGAAGAGAAGTCGCAATGGCCGCACTTGAAATTGCAAAAGAACGAAAACCACGAGAAGCTGCTCTTATTCTCACTCCTGTTCGCAGCGGAAGAGCAGCAGCAGCTACAGTTTTGCAGACTGGACTTGATAAAATAAAAGAAGCAGAGGAAGCTTTCATAAGGGGGGCTGGCGGAATGCAAGCGGTTGTTGATGCGGCAATTGAATCCAGATTTCATGGATATTCAGATAAATATCCCGGCGTTGCAAGAAAATTTGAACCAATAAAAGAATTAATGGAAGGACCAGCTAAAGAAATTGCAGGCAAAAGAGTTGGGGTTATGTCAAAGAAAACTCTTAAAGGAGTTTTAGGCGCTCTTCGAGCTGCAGCAGCAGTGGCTGCACGAGGTAAAAAGGGTCTAACCGCAAGCGATATTGGCGAAGGATTACTCGGCGAAATATTATAATCGGCGATTTAAATCTCTAAGATTTTAAAAAGTTAGTTTAAAACTCTATCTTTTTTCTTACGATTTTTAACTCTCATCTTAATTCTTAAAGCTGAGTTGCTGTTATGAAGCTTTGAATTGTATTTAATTTTTGCTAGTTCTGATTCAAAAAAAGACATTTTTCTCCTTAAAGATTTTAACCATAATAATAACAGCATTTTTTGTAAAACAGTTCCCAAAGATGATGTGACATATAAAAAAAAATAACTTTGAAAGCATAAAAAATTACTATTATCAAAGCAGAACAGGAGAGCACATGGCGCTGAGTAGAACAGATAAAAAAATGATAGCCTTTGGAGCAGGAATGTTTGGTGGAGGACAAGTAGTCAACAAAGCTTCTGGAGGACAAGGACCCGTAGGAACAAGTGGATCTGCCGCAAGTATAGTGGGAGTATCAGCATTAGGATATGTAGGTGCAGGAGAAATTGTTGAGCAAATAGGGTTAGGAACTAGAGCTGTTGTTGGACATCACGCAAAAGATATATTTAGTACAATTAAAACAGGTATAAACAAAAGCCAACAAATGCTAGAAAGAGATACAGACGTAGCAAGAAGAGTAATTAAATCTGGATTAAGTGGAATCTTTTAGTATTTTTTGTATAAACCAAAAAATCAAAAAAAAGTTAAAACAGAAAAAGGGCCTCAAAAATTTTTTTCAAATTTACCCTATATAGGATTTTAAAATTGTGATTCTTTTGCCTCACTGACAACTCCATAGTGATAGCGGTCATCGTCTGAAGTTACCCATTTGTCTGCATCTTCAACATCCCATTGTCTAGTATTTATAAGACGATCAATTAAATTTACTTTTTTAGTTGTGTAAGAAGGGTCATATAGGCGAACCCTATTGTTGGGTTGAATAGCATAATTGCCATCGTCTCTTATGATTACGTGACCGCACTTGTGCTGCCCTGGATTTGTGCTAAAACCCAAGTTGGTTGTGTTATCATCGGGAGCGTGCCAATCAAGCGTAAATAAATATTTTCCTTTTATAAACTTTCCGCTCCTTGATACATATTCCATTCTCATATTTCTCATTGCTTGAAATTCAGTTACAGTGATATGTGGGCTAAAAGAGTTCCACAAAACCAAATCGTGAATGTCTATTTCTGGCACTCCTGGCTCTTCGCAAAAAGCACTTATTGGCATTCTCCACCAAACACCACCATCTTCCATCAAGAAATGAAACAAGGGACTCCTACCCTGGATTGAGGCAACGCCAAAGATCATGCAGGGAAAATATTTATTATGAGAATCTTTTTGATCCCTTAAATAATTGCCACGAACATAGCACTCAATTGGAGGAATATTTGCATTTAGTTCTGGCATACTGTTCTTTCATCTGGCTTATATTGTATTAAATATACTTTATCATTTCTACTATATTTGAAGTTAAAACGATGGTGCTGCGCTCATCTTCAACATATTCAAGATAGTAGCAAGAATCATTATAGTACAAAACATCAAAAAATAAAGAAGTTCCATTTCTTAAAAATAAATATCCTTTTGATTGATGAGCGTTGATGCACGGATGATCATGTTCGTTAGTAATAATTATCGGCACTTTAAAGCACTAGTCCTTTTTAATATAAATTTTTTTAATGTTCAGTAAACTGCAATATTTTGTAATCTTTGATTTTCCGCAACTGCCGATTCAAGTTTTGATTCAAGAGAATCGATATAAGAAATCAATAAGTTAAAACGGTTAACAGCAAAAATCATAAGCGTTTTAGCTACATATTGATCTATTGTGTCCTTGGAAATTTGGTTTTCCAATTCATTGATAATATTTTGGATTTGTGGCAATGGAGAATTTGCAAATGTCATTTTTTATATCATTTCCAATTGATAAACTCTTCTGAGTCTTTTTGGACATTGGTGAGTCGGAGGGTAATTAATTCCAATACATATTTTTACAGATGCACGACAAGAAGGGCAATGCCACTTGGTATTGGGAGGGTACTTGGTTGGTGCTGGAGAATCTTCTTGAACAACAGAAAGTTCTACGTCTTCTTCTTGCTGATCAATAATTATTTGAGCAACACAATTTGGACAAATACGTGGCTTTCTGCCTCTTGTTTTTGTGCGACTCCAAACTTTTTTACAAGAATCGCAAAAAAGTTTTTCTCTTTCCATGTTGATATTCCTTATCTACTGTTCCTGTATGTAAGTATAGTAAGGAGGACCAGTATGGGGGTCATACTTTGCAGCTATAGCAATAGCTTTAAGACAAAGAGACTTTGTTTGAAGTGGATTAAGTTCTTTTTTCTTGTTAAACAAAACAGAAAGAGCACCTAAACCATAAGCACTTCCAGTTCCTAAAGCATATAAACCAGTTGCATCAGAAGTCCAAGAATAATCTCCGTCTACAACATATATGTATCCATGAACAGAGCATATAACGGTAGATCCCTGCTCAGCAATGTGAGATGAATTATCTCTTTCAGGAGCAGCATAACCTTGAACTTCAAATGTATTTCTCAAAGTAGGAACAAATTTATTGGTAAAAAAACTGTCCAACTTTGATCCAGACAACCCAGGAGATGGAACAGGTGGAACAAAAACGTGATGCAAGATATTGATAGCCCTAACATCACCAGCGGCACCCAAAAGATACTTGCCATTGACAGCAACTTTAGAAGAATTCTTGGCTAAAGTTATTATTTGAGATGTAAAACCGCTTTCATCCATAGATGAAATTCTTGAGTCAGTGCAAATGACACTGAAACCTTCTCCTTGAACACCTAAAATAGTAGTCATGGTAATCCTTGGTTTTGAACTAGTAACACATGGATTATACTACAGAGATGTGTAAAAAACAATTTTAATTGTCATTTAAAGAAGATGGAGAAAAATAAATAGAACCAAACACCTTCATTGCTATAGTTTTAATTTGTTCTGGGGAATCAGTACAGTAAAGATAAGAAGATTTTTTGGGTCTACGTTTGTTTTTATTTTTTTTCTTCTTAGACAATGGGTACTCCAGGCTTATATATAGAAAATTCTTCATACTTGCCTCTAATATTTTTATTAAAATAATTACCAGAAGACTCAGCAGAATATAAAGACCAACAAACAACGTAAGGTACTTTAGCATAACGCCAAATAGAACCACTGCTAAAAACAATTATTAAATCTTGCGTGTCAGGATTCCACATAGATAATTTAATAACTGAACTATTTTCAAAAGACTTTAGAATTATTTTTTGCATTAAAATCTCCAGTTAAAATCTCCAGTTTAGATATACGCTTTTTTATGGGCTTAAGCATGTGTAAGACTAGTAGGAAATCGGCTAAAAGACCAACGCTTAGTCCAAATAAAAACCAAAATATTTCCATTATAGTCTCCAAATTATATCAGAGCCCTCGGACAGGATTGAACTGTCGACCTACCGCTTACAAGGCGGTTGCTCTACCACTGAGCTACGAGGGCTTCCAGACACGCTGTAGAGCCTTCTAGCACACTTATCTCTAGCCTATTCCGTAGGATAAGGTCTAGCTAGTCATGCTGACATACGTGTCCTGTCCAGCGAGTAATAGGGGGTCGCTGGCGTTCTTTATTTT